ATGGCAGAAGGCACTGTTAAATGGTTTAACGATTCAAAGGGTTTTGGTTTTATTGAGCAGGACGGCGGCAAGGATGTATTCGTACATCATTCCGCAATTCAGGCGCAGGGCTTCAAGTCCTTGCAGGAAGGCGCCCGGGTAACCTTCGACGTTGTCGACGGCCCCAAGGGACCCTCCGCAGCCAATGTTGTTCAACGCTAAAACCTGTTGAATGATATTTTAAGGCCCCGCCTCGGCGGGGCTTTTTTTTGTATATTTTTTTGCCGGAATAAAAAATGGTTTACGGATAATTCCGTAAACCATTCATTTTACTGGAGCCAACGAGGAGAGTCGAACTCCTGACCTACTGATTACGAATCAAGATTTTTGTGTAATATCTTTTTGTTTTTGCGTTGATATTAGCTTTGGAAAATTGCCTACGTAGACACAGTTTCTCACTCCCGCCCCTTCCGCATTGCCGCAGTTTTGTCCTGGGCCTCCACCAGTCGCCTGGTTTGCACTTGTGTGTAGATGGTGGTGGTGCTGATGTTGGTGTGGCCCATGGCATTTTGTACCAGGCGGAGGTCGCCTGTTGCTTCGAGGGTGTCGGTGGCGTAGGCGTGGCGGAATTTGTGGTGGGTCATTTTGTAGGGCAGGCCGGCTTTTTTTGAGGCGCTGGCCAGGAGGGCCTTGATGCTTTTCAGGGGCATGCCGGTTTTGGGGTTGAGGAATACCCAGCCGGTGGCCTGGCGCCGGTCGAACATCAGGGCCCGGAACTCTTCGGGCAGGGGGAGCTGCAGCGGCCTGCCGCCTTTGAGGCGCACGGTGATGATCCCCCGCTCCCAGTTGACCTCTTCCCAGCGGATCTGGGCGGTGGAGGTTATCCGGCCCCCGGTGGTCCACATCAGCAGGACCAGGGCCTTTTTTACCGGGTCGGCGATATGCCGCAGCACGGCCAGCACCTCGGAGGGCATGGGCACTGTAGGCAGGGGCCGGTGGTATTTCGGGGTTTCTGGGCTGAAATGGAGCGGAGCGGCGTACCCCTGCTTGACCATCCATGTGATCATTCCCCGGAGGTAGTGGATCTCCTTCTGGTTGGTGCGTTTTTTGTCCGGCCGCAGGGCGACAAAGTCGGTGATATGCGCCGGCCTGATCTGAGCCACGGTGAGCTTGCCAAAGATCCGCATGATCTTGGGCATGGCCTGCTTGACATCGGCATGGGTGCTGGCGGCCCGGTTGAGTTGGTGCCAGCGCAGGTATTCGGGCAGGGTGGCGTCCAGAGGCAAGAATACAGTTTTGGCGCTCCCAGCCCGGTTGAGCCCCGCGTTTTCCCGGATCGATTGTTCGTAGAGCACTGCCTCTTCCCTGGTGCCCTCGAATTGTTTACGCCTGCGTGGTCCGTTGCGCCCCTCCGGATACCAGTCGATGCGCCAGACGGCTTTGCCAGGCTCTTTTGCGTGCCGAACGAATTTCATTGCCATCAGCGCACCCTTATGCCCACCATTCCGAGAGTTTTACCATTGCATATCCCGGTGACCGTTATCAGTTCGCCATGCTTTAGCCCGGCGACAAAGGCATTATTACGCCCCCCATCGAATGTCACCATGACTTGCGCGGAGAATATCCCGGTAGAAAGAGTAACGACCGGGCTGTCGAATGCCTTACTGATTCCGCTGACCAGGCCGCTGACCTTTATCAGTTTGTTTTCGTAGAGCTGGTCGGCGGCAATTTCGTTTTGCTCATAGGCACTGTATAGCTGCGTTGATGTTATCTCGATGGGCCTGATCGTTTCTTGCCTGTCCTGCTTGTTTTCAGAAAGCGACATTGCGATAATAACCAGAGCGATCAGGATTAGAAGCCAGGTGGCGCCACGAGACATACCCCCGCCCGGCCTGGATATTCCGCAATGCGGGCATGACTTCGCGGAGCTGCTGATATGGGCACCGCATTCTTTGCAGGATTTTATGGCCATTCGTTGGGGTATCCACGCCTTTTTTCACATGCTGAACGCGATCCTGGACCAATGATCTTCGGAGATGATCGAAGGCTTTTTCGTTTTCTCACGGTACTCGCTTGCCTTCTCTATCTTGCGGCCATAAGAAGTGTGAGCCCAGTCCCTGCTGGAGAATGTCCCTATGACAAGATAGTCGATGGACATGGTGACGATATCTTGCACTTTCCCGCCCCGATCTATCACCACCTCTTCGCATAATTGCCGGGGGCCATAGGCGAATTTGCCGGTGAGGCAAAAGGACATGGTCGGGAATTCCACCATCGGCGGCGGTGAGCATAACGGGAACGATGCCGCCATATTTACCGGCTGCACCATGATGTTTTCCCCTGTGTAGTCTCGCAGGATACCGAGCAGCTCGATCTTTTCTTCGTCATCAAGGATGCCATCGATAAGCATTTCGTGGATGCGGCAATACAGTTGGTTTACGAGCCGATCTTCACAGAAGGAAATGTTGCACTCCATCCACGACCGCAAGAATTCAGCTTCTTTTTGGTTTACGGTGGCATCGGCGACAATACCTCTGGCCATGCCGATCAGTTCGTCTATGGCCCGATCATTTACGCGTTTTCGCCCGTAAAGCCGGTTTAAAGGTTGGCCATCGTCGTCAAACATATCCCTCACCCCAGGTTTAAGTTGTCAGGCTTTGAACCGATACGGTTTTGGGCACAACCAGCCTAAGCACTTTTTGCCGCGTCTCTTTTTTCGCCGTCCTGTTCTCGGGCCGACAGCTCAGGGCTGACGAATTTTGAAAAAGACTGATACCGGCGCACGATATCCTCGTAAAACATCAAGGCCTGTTCCTCTTGGCCGTCAAAAGTCTCATCCATCCAGGCCACGATCTTGCGCAGCATGTAGTTCTTGACCGTGGCCCTTTTCCCGTTATCGACCAGCCGTTTGGCTGCCTCAGCGTTTCCTGGCTGGACGGTGGCGGTAATTTCCGCTACCTTTAGTGGAGTGGCTTTTCCGGTAACGAGTTCCTCAAAAGTAGTTTCACCAAGCTTTACGATCTGGGCGAGTATGTCCAGGCTCGGGTTAATCGACCCGGTTTCGTATCCTGACACTGTCCCTTTTGTTTTTCCAGCCCCCTCGCAATCCAGCATTTTCCCGAAATCGCTCTGATTCAACCCGAGTTTCTTGCGGATAAGCCGTATTCTTTCGCCTCTGGCCCTGCTTTCTTTTGTTTCCATACTAAGATTTTTACCCTTGTTTCTTGTTACGTCAAACAAGTTTTACAAAATAAAACTATAAGGGTTAAGATTTTATAATTACTAAACTAATTCAAAGATATTGCCAAAATGTACCGTTATGTAAAATTTTACGCTTGACTGTTCAGTATTGCTGAATAATAATGGGGAAAAGTTCAGGAGGAACAGATGATAGGAAGCGTATTGAGGGCGGCGAGGAAAAAAAGAGGCTGGACACTTGACCAACTCGGCGACGTAGTTGGACTGACCAAGGGTACGCTCTCGAGCTATGAGAACGACAACACCAAGGGCGGCCCGGATACCGAAACCCTCTGCAAGATCGCCGACGCCCTCAACGATCTATCCATCCTGGTCAGCCACTGCCAGTCCTGCCCGGTGCGCAAACACATCTTCCTCAAGCAGTTTCCCGAGCTTAACAACATCCGCCGCGACCCGGCGATCATCGCCGCCAGGCTCCGCAAGGAGATGGTCGAAGCAACCGAGGCTCTGGATCGACTTACCGAGCGTTTTTCCGATGCCGATTTCAAAACCAGACCGGATTATCAGGAGTTTTTCGAGCGGGAGATGGAGCAGGTGGTGGATGCCGAGCGCGCCATTGAGATCCTCAAGTTCGAGCTGATACTCTCCGGCACCCATTCCAGCGCGGATATACAGAGGGTATACGAACGCCAGCAGCAGAAGTGCATCGACAATGGGCACCACAAACCAGAGGGGGAAGCGGCATGAGTTTTGAAACCTCCTCCACCCTGTCCATTAACGGCGTTGAGCTCACGCTTTCCGTGCGCGTTTTAGACGAAGGTCTTCGCAATATTTACGGAGTGCAGCCACTTTTTTCCGTATCCGAAGAGCCTCCAGCCGATCTTCTCCCTCACATTCTTCCGGTAATGCCTCGCGCGCTAAGTCAAGCGCACGATCTAATTTCTGAAAATCTATTACGGGCATCTGTTGACCTCATAGAAAGCTCCATCAACGAAGGGAAGGGCCATAAACCAGGGGAGGAAGCGGCATGAACGAGCAGAAAGCAGAGTCACTTATCGGTACAGAGGTTAGCTGTCGGCCCCCGTATCACGAGAATGTCCAGGTGTTCAAGATAGCCGATGTGGCCCGCTTTCATGGCAGGCCGCTGCTTGTTCTTGAAAATGGGTACCAAGCATCCGTCACGGAGTGTTCTCTCCTGGATGGCGGGATGCTTCCGCAAGTTCAGTGATGGCATTGGCTATGCCATCGAGTGAGGAGGCCAGCTCCTTGCCGGTATCGCGGAGGGTCATGGCGAGTCCCTCGATGGCGCCGGGGCTGAGATCGTCCCTGGCAATGTTTCCATTACCGAGTAATCGTAGGCTTTTGGCGATATCGAAAAGGGCCTCTGCGATGAGTTCGTTTTTGTCAGACATGAACGGTCTCCTTGGGAAAAAAGGCTTAGGAACAATGAAGCCGCGCTGAATCCTGGCTTGTGGGGTGGTTTAGATGATCCTATCAGGGACGGGCAAAGATTTGCAACACCTAAAAATGGAGCAGGTGGCATGAACCAGAGCACGCTTTTCAACTCAACCAAAAGTTGCCCGTCCATCTTTGAGCAGACCGGATGGGAGCGATGCCATCCGAAACAGATCTGCCAGGAGATAGAGGTGCTGACCCAGATAAGCTCCTACTCCTACGACTTGAGCGATCAGGGGTTTGTTGCTTATTTTGCTTCCCGGACCGGGGTGTTGCTTACGGACGATCCGAGAGCTCGCTTTTCCCTCACCTCGCCATGGAATGAGGCCGAAGCGTGGCTACTCAACAGCCAGGAGTTCACCTATCTGGAAAACGGATTGCCGGTGGCCTCATGGGATCGCCCGCCCTTCGTCAGTATGTACCGCATCCTGCGCGGCCAGCTCCAGGATTGCTGGGAGCTGTACCAGGTGGAGTTGATGGAGCAGGCGGCATGACTTCCGCCGCCTCCATCATCCTCGCCCGCCTCGATGAAATCGAGCGGCAAAACCAACAGGTGCTGGCATTGCTGGCCAAGATGGCAGGGGAAAACCCTCCCCCTCCCCAGGCCGAGGAAGAAATATCCGTATCGCGCCGCATGGAGATCCGGCAGATGGCCTTTGAGGCCACCCGCACTCCCGGCAAAAAGAAACCATCCCGCCAAGAGGCTAGGGCCTGATGCCAATCGGTAACGCCACCGAACCTTCACGAACCTTTTTTCGTGGACCATCTCCAAGGCTGGCCGCCGCCCAGCCATCTAATCAGGCCAGCGGCGAATCATTACCTGATTTTAAACAGCCAGAGTTATCAGGAAAGATCATGGTGCTGGAGGAAATGATCCGGCAGGAACTCTGTTAAGGAGAACCGCAATGGAAGAGCAAAAAGCGCCTGGCTTCTCTTCTTCCCCGCCCACGGTAGATCTGGCCCTGGACTCCATTCAGGCCAGCGATATCGAGCGGGAGGTAGTGCACCGGGTTTGCCGGGTGGACGGAGCCAGGAGCGCATTGCGGGTGGTCAAGGAGTACCGCGCCGCAAGGCAGCAATCAATACAACCAATGGTGAGGGTATGAAAGAATGTCCACAAAGAGACGCTCTGCACAGCTCCGGGATAGCCGCCCTGCTGGTGGTATTTCTCCTGGTAGTGGGATGGCCGGCGGTGATGATGGCCTGCGCAGCAAGCTCGAACGCCCAGAGATCTGCCCCAAATCGCATCGATCAACTCATGGTGGAGCGCTCTGTTCTTTGTGCGGCCGCCAATGTGAGTTTGCCTGATTACGGATTTACTCCATGAGCAAGGCGGCAGCTGATATCCGCTTTTGCTCACAATGCAAATGGCGGACGGCGGTTGGTTGCCCGAGCAGATCAGGCCGGGGTTGCCCGGCCTGGGCGCCGGACGAATGAGAAAAATAGGAGGGGATATGGAAGGAATCACATTTAAGCCTACACATAAGCTGCTTTTGTGTTGCAGCGCCATGCCTGTGTTGCCTGCCACAGATGATGAGCGTCGTTTTTTTAAGAAAATAGAGACCATGGATTTCAAAGGCCGCTGTTTCATTGTCAATGAAACGGACGAAGGCCGCAAGTTCAGCGCCGAGAGGTGCAAACGGCTGACTGCGGAGTCAGACCTGGATTGATGTGTTGAAGAAAGAGCGGCCAGGCACTGAAAAAAGATGCTACCTCCGAGCACTCGGCGACAACCAGGGACGTGCGACCAGCGGTAAAAGTGTTTGTAAGCCGCAAACAGCAAGGTGCAGATCGCTCTTTCTTGAGCACATCAATCAATAAAGTTTGAGGGAAAACAAGGAGCTGATCATGGGAACAACACAGGAATACACCATGCCGGTTGAGCTGACGAAGATAATAAAGCCAATGCCGGCGGGCCTGATCAGGCTGATAACTCTCAAACAGCTGAACACTCAAGCCTATTGGGTGCGGCCGGTGATAACCGGAGCCCGACCCGGCGTTTGCCCATGTTGCGGCGCGGTCCACCCCATGGCTGCCCACGGAGTATGCGGCGGCTGTTACGAACCCGCCATCAAAAAAGGCCTCTTTGGCCCTGCCTTGCTGGACCATCTGGCTCACCGGGCGAAATGCGGCAAGAAGATTAGGCCCTCGGGGCCCAAAGCGATCAGTGGGGAAAAAGTGTACGCCATGGCGCCTGCACTGGCATCGGTTTTGCGGCCGATGTCGCAGGCCGAGGCCGAGACGGCGACCCTCGCCGGGTTGATGAAGTTTTGGCGCCGCCCTTTAATCAAGCATAGCCAGGTGAGCGCCTGCCCGTGCTGCGGAAAGCAAAGGGCTCTGAAATGCCGTGGGCTATGCTCCGGCTGTAACAGCGACAAGGTGGCGAAAAACAATCTTACTGGTCTTGCCCTGTTGCATCATCTATCCCGCCGCGCCAACCATGGACACACAGCCCTGGTGGAATGGCCTGGCCAGATATTGAGCCAATTCATCGAGGCGGAATGTACACTCTCTCCTCCGCGATCGGTGCTTGTCGCGACCCTTTACTCAGCTTTCTGTCTTTGGCACGAGGACAACCTCGACAAAGGACCCCGGCCAAGCCTAAAAGCTTTCGATCACATGATCATGGGTGGCGAGCAGAGTGAGCTGAGTAGAGAATCGTGGCCCGTAAAGAAAGAGCAGAGAGAAGGCAAATACCATTACTCGGGTATCTCGCTTAAATGTGACCTCAAGGAATCCATCAGCCCGGCTCCGGAGTCGCCATCTCCTGCGGCTACCCCCCTCGCCGGGGCCGGGCAGGTGGAGTGTAAAGAGCAACAAGCCGCTGGCTTGGAGGGCGTTGCTGTGGCAGTCGCCATTCGCATTGCCCTGGGGCTCGACATCAAAACGTCGGTGCGGGATCTGCCTGCCCTTGTTGGCAAGCTCGTCGCTGACGTGAAGCACCATAAAGAACAGCATTTAATGCTGGATGAGTCCTACTGCAAAGTTTCGATTGCGCTTGGGGCGGCAGAAAACGAACAACTCCCCACTATTGCTACCCTCCGCATGAAAGAGCTGGCCACCACCAACGCCAAGGTGGCCGAACTCACCCAGGAGGTCGCCAGCCTGAACCGTCTGCTTGCGAAAACACCCATGGACGGCTTGGCCGAGGCTGCGGAAGAGCAGGGCTTTTCTTGGAGTGCGGCCGCCGCGCTGATGTCCATCTGCACTGCCCTTTGCCTCGACCAGCAGACGCCCCTGGAAGAGATCGTCAAACACATCGGCAGTCTTGTGGAACAGCGTGACATGCTGGAGCAGGAGTCGCGGGCTGTCGCCATTGCCCTGTGTGCCGGAGAGGATGACAATCTGGCCCTGATCGCCCTCCGTGCGATGGACGAAGCACAAAAGGCGGCTTGCCTCTGCGCACCAGCCGCCACCGAGGAGGCAATCGTTGCCAAGTGGTCCGGGTTGCCGGTGCCTGATGGTTACGAGGCCTTGACCGATGTTATGACCGACGCAATCCACCAGGCGGCTTTCGGCAAAGGGTTGGAGCGCCACGCCGACCACCGGCCATTCCACGAGCAGCCCATCATGCGGGAGACTGAGGCTGTCGGCCTCGGGCACCCTGCAGGCCAGGCCCGCAAGAAGATCCTGGAGGCGGTGCGCTGCTGCGAGGATCACCCGGAGAGAGCCATCGCCGATCTGCTCGGCGCCATCAACTACACCGCCGCGCTGGTGATCGCCATCCGTGCCAACCGGGTTGAGCAGGCCGCATGATCGATCCAACATGGGGATTAACCGCTGCCAGTGTGATCGGTGCGGGATTGAACGCCATCGGCCGCCGTGCCGGGTTCACCGTCTGGATATTCAGCAACATAGGCTGGGTGGCCACCAATGCCTCCCGCGGCCTTTGGCCACAGGCCGCGCTCTTTACCGCCTACCTCGGATTTTCCGTGGTGGGCTTTTTCATGTGGTCGCCGCCGGCGGCACCCAAGGAACAACCCGAGGTTCATCCTGATGCCCTTTAACTCTGGCATGCTTCTGATAGATGGCCACCGCTTCCCGCAAGCCGATCCCTACGGGCATCCGCCGGGCCTCCTCGAGGCCTCACCGGTGCAGACCGTTCCGGTGGCCGTACATTCTCACAGGGTTTCGCTCCCCGCCGCCCCCCCCCTCCCCCTTTCTAAAGAAAGCAGCCCAAAGGTCCATGACGGTCGCGGGTCCTTTGGGGCGATAAAAGCCACACGGGTCAGCGAGCCCCGATTGTTGCGTGCGGGGAAAATCCATGGGGGGGTGGAATCGTGGAATCGTGTGTCTGGGGTTGCGGCTCTTGCAGAAATGTTGGGGAGGGCAGCGTGATTAATTGCCCGCACTGCAATGCGACAGGTGCCACTCGGCACGGATATACCGGGGATGGTCGGCAGCGGATGCTTTGCCAGTCACCTGATTGCGGCCGGGTTTTTGTTTCAATGACTCTGCGGCCCCGGGTGAGCCAAACCGCGAAAGAGATCGCCGGGGAGCTGGCAGCCCAGTTGGGTAAGCCGCTCACCGCCGCGATTCTGGCCAAGGCCACCGGACTCAGTGAGCGAACAATTTACGCATTGAAAGCAAAACAGGGGGCGGCTGGTGTCTGACGAACAACCGGAAAATAGCGGTGTCACCAATGATATGTCGGAGATCAGAAGGCTGAGCCAGGAGCGGGCCGAGGCGGAGCGCGAGGCCGCGAAGTCCGACAAACCTCAAGGGGTGGCGGGCCTTTCCCTTGATTTCATCGCCGAATGCCGAAAAAAGGATGAGCTGGGAGACTCTGAGCTCTATAGCGCCATTCATCGCGAAAGATTTGCGATGAATATTGACACCGAAGGCGTGTGGTACGCCTTCTCAGACCATAGATGGCAGATAGACAAAAACAAATGCTGGGCACTTGCGGCGGTTGAAGATGTGGTCCAGGCCTACATTCGCGAGCTGGCAGACGTAGAAGAGAAGATAGCCAGCCTTGAGAGTGACGAAAACAAGAAAGATATCGTCAAAAAACTCAAAAATAAACGAAATGCGATAATTTCTCGGTGCAGTCGGCTCCGTAAGGGCCGGGGCCGAAAAAGCATGATCGATATGGCGACCTCGAACTCCAATCCGCTGGTTCTGTCCTATGATCGGCTCGACCAGGACCCATTTCTCCTGGGGGTGAAAAACGGGGTGGTGGATCTGCAAACCGGCGTTCTCCGTCCCGGCCGCCCGGGCGACTATATCACCATCGTCGCCCCCACCGAATACCTCGGCATTAAGGCCAAGTGCGATGCCTGGCGCCATTTTCTCCTCGAGGTCCTGGTAGACCAAGACACCATCGACTATGTCCAGCGGCTCCTGGGATATTCCATCATCGGCACCGATCTCGGGGTCCGGGTCTTCCCCATCTTCTACGGGGAGTATGCCCAAAACGGCAAGGGCACCATCCAGTCAGTTGTTCTCTCGGTGCTCGGCCAAGTGGCGGGCACCATTCAGTCGGAGATGCTGATCTCCACTAAGTTCGCCAAGTCGGCCGGCAGCCCCACCCCGGAGATCATGGATCTCAAGGGAAAGCGCACGTTGTTCGCCAGCGAGACCGAAAAAGGCCAGCGCTTCGCCACCGCCGCGGTCAAGCGGTATGCCGGCGGCGATAAGCTCAAAGGCCGCGGTCTGCAGGATCGCGCCTTCACCGAGTTTCGCCCGAGCCACACCATGTTTCTGATCACCAATTACATGCCCCATGCCCAGGCAGACGATAACGGCTTTCACCTCAGGGCCAAGGTCATCCCCTTTCCTTTTTCCTTTGTCGAGGATCCGAAGGCGCCATACGAGAAAAAGGCGGACACAAAGCTTCAGGCGAAGCTCCTGGCAGAGGCCTCCGGGATCCTCGGTTGGCTGGTTGAGGGGGCGCTCCTCTTCCAGCAGATGGGGCTGGCCACTCCGGACAGCATCAAGGAGCCGACCGCTGCGTACCGACGCGGCGAGGATCAGGTCCTCGATTTCGTGGAGGCCTGCTGCATCCTGGATCCAGACTTCAAGGAGAACGCCACAAATCTCTACACCACGTTCCGGATCTGGTGGCGGGAAAATATCAACAACACCCCGCCAAGCATCAGAAACTTCGGCGACGGGCTCAAGATGCATTTCAAAAAGGAGAAGAATGGCACGGTCACCTACTATGGTCTGCAGGTTAAGCCGGACCTTCTGGCGGCTGCTCTCAAGGCCGGAAAATCATCCGATTCAGGTGGCTCATGGGCTAACAATGGACAGTCTGGACAGTAAAATGGATATTTACACCAAGATCAAACAGGCCATATTTTATCTGATTACAGATAGTTACGCTATTGCGTCTGGACGGTGGACAATCAGGACGGTGTTACCTAGCCAAATAAATTCACAGGGGGAATGTTTACGCGCGTGCGTACTATATAACCCTCCTAACTGTCCAACTATCCAAAAAGAAGAAGAGAAAGAGAAGAGAATATGATGCAATTCTTTAATTTCCCTGGCTTTTCCGGATTTCGGGCCGGCGGCAAAAACGGTGGAGAGTACCATGGCAAATGTCCGGGCAATGGTCCAGACTGCATTTGCCTTGAGAAAAACAACAACCGGATGCGGGTCTGGCCGCTGCAGGGCAACACCGGTACCTTCAGCTGCCGCAAGTGCGGCCGGGGCGGCGACGCCATCCAGTGGCTAGACGATTTCGAGGGCAAGGGCTATCTCGAGGCCTGCGCCTATCTCGGCATCGAGCCCAAGACCCAGACCAAGGCCTCTGTTCCCGGGCGTTCCTCCAGGGCCCGGCCGGTGGCGGAGCAGGCCCGCAAGCTCACCATCCACCCCTTTTCCTCTCCGTCTGCGGTGTGGATCGAACATGCCGAGAAGTTCGTGGCCGGATGCCATGAGCAGCTGCTGGCCAACCAGGAGCAGCTCGACTATCTCGCGGCCAGGGGCATCAGCCGTGAGGCGGTTGTCGCCTGCCTCCTCGGCTGGAACCAGGCGGACACCTACCGCGCCCGGGAGAGCTGGGGCCTGCCCACCGAACTGCACGGACAAAGCGGCAAGGCCAAGCGGCTCTGGCTTCCGGCCGGCTTGGTCATCCCGGTGTACCGCAGCGGCGTGCTCCAGCGGGTGCGGGTACGGCGGCCGGAATCAGAACGGGCAAAGATGTGCGAAAACCTCAAATATTACCGGATCCCCGGCTCCTCCATCACCACCATGATCCTGGGCGACTCCACCCGGGCCTTCGCGGTAGTGGAGGCGGAGCTGGACGCCGTGGCCATCTTCTCCGCCGCCGCCGATCTGGTCTCCGCCGTCTCCATCGAAACCCTGGAGGGAAACCTGGACGCCGAGGCCTACGCGCTCCTTTCCGGATCCCTGGCCATTCTCGACGCCCTGGATGCGGACGCTCCGACCACTCCGGCCCTGCAGCGCGCCCTGGCAAAGTGGTCCGCAACCTTCGAGCGGCATCTGCGCTGGCCGGTGCCGATGGGCAAGGACCCGGGCGATGCGTTCAAGGCCGGGGTTGATCTCCGCGCCTGGGTCCTTGAAGGCCTACCCCCGGTATTCAAGATCGGTTCCGGACGTTCGGAGCTTCCCGGACAGTCCGCTTTTTCTGGTTTGTCGGAGGGGGGGGCGGAAATTGAGGCAGGCGCCGTGGAGGAAATGGCGGTGGAAGGCGTGGGGAGTGCCTTGGATGATGTGGAAAAACAGGAAACGCCCCCCACGGTTGTGGCGGTGGAAGACGATCTCGCCGAGCTGGCCGGGCTGCTGGAGAAAAATCCGGTCCAGGTGGTCAAGAGCCTCCGGGATGGATACGAGGTGCGCATCCAGTGGCAACCGTCCTGGCGCTCCGCCAACCAGGAGCTGGCCAACCGGATATCCGATCTGGTGCATAAATCAGAGGCGGTTGCTGTGGCCATCCATCGGCATCCGGCCATAGTGATTCATGGCCGAAATCTTTTGATGGGGAAACAAATATGACTCCTGTCATCCTGAAATATCGTGAGCGCTTCCGCAAATCCCCGCAGCTCTCCATCAACTTCGGTGAGCTGGCCATTGATAATTTCGCCGGCGGCGGCGGAGCGTCAACCGGGATTGAGGCTGCCATCGGCCGTCCGGTGGATATCGCCATCAACCACGACCCAGTCGCCGTGGCCATGCACGAAGTCAATCACCCCGGCACGCGCCACTATCCCGCATCGGTGTGGGATGTTGACCCGCGCAAGGTTTGCGGGGGTCGTCCGGTTGGTATCGTCTGGTTCAGCCCGGATTGTAAGCACTATTCAAAGGCCCGCGGCGGAAAGCCGGTTGAAAAAAAGATCAGGAGTCTCGCCTGGGTGGCAGTGCGTTGGGCGGCTACGGTCAAGCCCAGGCTGATCGCCCTGGAAAATGTCGAGGAGTTTGTCACCTGGGGTCCGCTGGTTACAGATATAAACGGCGACTGCTACCCATGCAAGAAACGGAAGGGCCAAACGTTCCGGAGCTTCGTCAATGCGCTCCGCCGCCAGGGATATGAGGTGGACTGGAAAGAGTTGCGGGCCTGCGATTACGGTGCCCCGACCATCCGCAAGCGTTTCTTCCTGATCGCCCGCTGCGATGGCCAGCCGATTGCCTGGCCGGAACCGACCCACGGAGATCCGAAAAGCGCTGCGGTAAAGAGCGGGAGGCTGAAGCCATGGCGGACTGCCGCCGAGTGCATTGATTGGTCCCTGCCCTGCCCTTCGATATTCGAGCGCAAGAAGCCTTTGGCCGAGGCCACCATGCGGCGGATAGCCAAGGGGGTTATGCGGTATGTGGTGGAGAGCCCAGAACCGTTCATCGTGCCGCTCACCCATCACGGAAAGCGGCAAAACCACAATATCAACGAACCATTCAAAACGGTGACCGGCGCAAATCGCGGCGAACTGGCACTCGTAGCTCCAATTCTCACTGAACACGCCAATGCATCATCCCCGCGTTGTATGCCAATAGCGAGCCCGATGCGGACGCAATGTGCCCAGGTGAAAGGTGGACATTTTGCCATGGTTTCCGCCTTCCTCGCCAAGCATTACAGCGGGGTTGTCGGATCAGAATTAACCATGCCCATCGGAACAGTGACCGGCATCGATCACCACTCCCTGGTTGCCGCCAGTGTGGTGCGCCATTTCGGAGAAAGCGTCGGCTCTTCTCCCGCCGAACCGGTCGGGACCATCACTGCCGGAGGCCTTGGCAAGACCGGGATTATCGCGGCGAATCTTGTCAGAAATTTCGGGAAAAGCTTCGGGGCCGATGCGGCAGGTCCGGCCTGTACCATCACCGGGAAAAGCAAAGACTCCCTGGTCACCTCTCACCTGGTCAAGCTGCGCGGCACCTGTAAGGACGGCCAGCCGGTAACCAAGCCGGCCCCAACCATCACCGCCAGCGGCACCCATGTCGGCGAGGTCCGGGCCTTCCTGATGAAATACTACGGGACGGATCAAGACCCCAAGCTGGTGGAGCCGCTCCACACGGTGACCACGAAAGACCGCTTTGGCTTGGTTACCGTCAAGGGCGAGGAATACCGGATCGTAGATATAGGCATGCGGATGTTGTCTCCCCGGGAGCTGTACCGTGCCCAAGGATTCCCGGATAACTACATCATCGACCGCGATTCGCACGGCAAGCCCATCACCAAGACCGAACAGGTTGCCAAGTGCGGCAACAGTGTCTGCCCGCCAATCGCGGAGGCACTGGTGCGAGCGAACATGGCGGCGGTCGAGGTTATCGCTGTCGGAAACCCATCAGCCCGGGCTTAGGTAAGACAACAAGAGGGGGAAAGGATATGACAATGCCAGCGGAGAAACGCATCAAAAAAGGGTTGTGGTGGGACCGCAACTGGCCAGTGCTGGAAGGCTGTACCCCGTGCTCGCCTGCCTGCGATAACTGCTTTGCCGCCGAGTATGCCCACCGTTTTGAGGGTTCGCTCCCGTATCTACGCGGGTTGACCACGCCGGAAGGCAAATGGAATGGCACCGTGATCATGCGCCAGGATCAGCTTGACCTGCCTCTCAAGACCAAGAAGCCCACCGTCTGGTTTGTGGCCGAACGGTCCGATCTGTTCCATCCGTCGGTGCCGGTTGAATACCTGGACCGCATCTTTGCGGTGATGGCGATGTCTCCGCAGCACACCTTCATGGTGCTGACCAAGCGGCCGGAGCGGATGCGGGATTATTTCTCTGGGTGGGTCGGCGGCAGCAGGGAGGTAAAAACGTCCAGTCCGAATATTATGGGCGAATTGCGCTTGCCGTTTCCCAACCTCTGGCTTGGCGTCACCGCCGAAAACCAGGAGCAGGCAGACAAGCGCCAAAACTGTATTCTTGCCTCTGGACGCCACCCTGCCCGAATACCTGCGCTGGCACCAACTCAACCGGGCCGCCAGCACCCATGCCGATGTCAAGCAGGCCATGCCCAAGATCATGCGGATCTTTGGCAAGCTCACCGTGGCTCAGATCAGGCCGGCGCATATCACCGACTTTGTCGCCCTATAAAACTCGAGGATTTTGATAAAGAGCTTGGAGAGCCATATATTGGTCGAGACTATTTGCGTGTAATCCATGACCCAGTGCAGCAAGAAGATGTGCGCGGTCATATCGATTGGGTCATATGCGGTGGAGAATCAGGCAACAAGGCAAGGCCGGTGCATCCCGATTGGGTGCGCTCTCTCCGTGATCAATGCGCCCACGCCGGTGTCCCTTTCCTCTTTAAGCAGTGGGGGGAATGGATTGAGTGTAGCTCTGATTCGACCGCCGCAAGATCGACGCCTCACAGTGGGTATTGTTCGCCGATTGCCTACACCCCATTCAAAGAGCACCACAACTCCTGGTGTTATCAAGATGGGCGATGTAAATCAGCCAGGACGCTTGAGGAGGAGGGATTTTGTTTTGTTGCCAAAGTGGGCAAGAAAGCAGCCGGGCGCCTCCTGGACGGCAAGGAACATCTGGAGTTCCCCCGGGCCTTCGCATGCTGAAAATTGAAACCTGGCCCCTGGCCAAGATCATCCCCGACGAAAACCATCTGCGCAAGAACAACCACGCGGTGGGCAAGGTGGCCGAGGCCATTGCCACCTTTGGTTTCCGTGTGCCCCTTCTGGTGCGCAGCCCAGGCGAGTTGGTGGATGGTGATCTCCGCTATAAGGCTGCCAAGCTGCTAAAGTTTACAGAAGTGCCGGTCATCCTGGTCGACGATCTTTCCGATGCCCAGATCCGCGCTTTCAAAATCTCCGTCAACCGCATGGCTGACTTGGCAGAGTGGGATGAGGAGCTGCTCGCTGCGGAGCTACAGCGCCTCATGGACGATGGCTTTCCGGTGGAGCTGACCGGCTTCGATATGGACGAAGTCGACAAGCTGCTGGCCGGCCTGGTCGACAACGAAAAAGACCCGGACCTCGCCCCGCCGCCTCCGGCTAATCCGGTAACAGAGCGCGGTGATCTGTGGATCATCGGCGATCACCTTCTCCTGTGCGGAGACTCCACCTCCAGCGAAGATTTCACCCTACTCATGGCTTGCGAGACCGCCGATCTGGTCTGGACCGATCCGCCATACAACGTCGATTACAAAGGCAAGGCAGGGAAGATCCTCAACGACAAGATGAAATCTTCGGAGTTTTCCGCCTTCATGTGCCAGGTGTTTTCCTGCCTGGCTGCGATCATGGCCCCAGGGGCGCCCATCTATGTTGCCCATGCCGACACGGAACGGCTCAACGTGCAGGGGGCCATGAATACTGCCGGGCTCAAGGTGGCCTCCTGTCTGATCTGGCGCAAGAATCAGATGGTGCTGGGCCGCGCCGATTACCACTGGCAGCATGAACCGATTCTCTACGGCTGGAAGCCAGGGAGTAGGCACAGCTGGCACGGTGGCCGCACCAGACGCACCGTGTTCGAGCTGGATGGAGATCCGCAGGCAATGCGGATTAGCGACACCCAGATCCAGGTCAAGGTCGGGGATGAATTCCTGCTGGTCTCCGGTGAAAACCTCAGCGTGGACCGGTACTGCTCAACCATTGCCTGCGAGGACAAGCCCCTGCGCAATGAAGACCATCCGACCATGAAGCCGGTGGCGCTGATCGAGCGGTTCCTCGCCAACAGCAGCCGCCCGGGCAATGTCGTGGTGGATGCCTTCGGCGGCTCCGGCTCCACCCTGATCGCTTGCGAGATCCGCAAACGCAAGGCCAGGCTTATGGAGCTCGACCCGCGCTTCTGCGATGTCATCGTGCGCCGCTGGCAGGAATATACCGGCGGAATTGCAACTTTGGCTGGCACGGATGCCAGTTTTAATCAGGTGAAGGAACTCCGAGGTAAGGTGGATGATTGAACGCCTCCCCAATGAAATTCTTGACGCAGCCAGCAAGCCAGAGCAGGTCGAATACACGATCCACTACAAGGCAGTGCTCAAGGCTGCCAAGGCCTATGGCGATGAACCATCCACCGCCAGGAAGAAGATCTGGGAAGAGTCGAAACGGTCATTGTCCGACCAGGAAGCGCATCTGATGGAAAAATACGGAAAGGAACAGGCCGCGCCGGACACCTTTGCCACCCAACAGGATGTGCTGGTCTACCTCAAGGCCGGTGGCTATAAGATCGAGAAGTCCGCCCTCTCGAACCATGTGCGGACCCGGCTGCTGATTAAGAAACAAGGGGTTTTCCGCCGCCAGGATGTGGATAAATACGCGGATCTCCATCTGCAGTCCGGAGCCACAGGCCAAAAAGCTGCGGACAAAAAGCTGGCCGGGCTGCAGGAGCGCAAGCTCAAAGCCGAAACCGACCGCACCGAGGAGCAGGCGCGAAAGGCCAAGCTCGAGCGGGAGGCCATGGAAGGGAAAATGCTCCCGAGGGCCGATGTCGAGCTGGAGCTTGCCGCCCGGGCGGTGGTCATCGACTCCGGGATCAGCGGCCTTATCCAATCGCATGCCGCCACCTGGATCGACCTGGTCGCCGGCGACCAGGCAAAGCTCCCGGATCTCACCGAGGCCATGGCCAACAACTTTCGCACCCTGCTCAACGAATACGCCACCACCGATATCATCCGGGTGGTGCTCAATCGCGGCGGAAAAAGCGATGATTGACCCGGCTAATAAATATGCCACCGGAACAGTAAACCATCCCACCGGAAAACCGTTAAAACTCACCGGACCGCGCCAATGAAACAGAATAAAAAACGCACAGATCCTCGCGGTCCGGTGGAGAGCTTTGTTAGCCGTTCCGGTGCTGTGGTTGCCTCATACGGCGGAGGAACAAACAGCACTGCCATGATTATTGAATGGGTTGCCCGTGGTCTGCGATTGGATGCTGTAGTTTTCGCGGACACCGGGGCCGAGAAGCCAGAGACGTATGCTTTTGTTGATCTGTTTTCTGGCTGGCTGGTGCAGCATGGATACCCTGCGGTGGTGGTTGTTCGTAATGACGGGATGCACGGCAGCCTGGAACGGGAGTGCTTGACAAATGGCCGGTTGCCGTCCGCCACTTTTGGGTTTTCGTCCTGCTCGGACAAGTACAAGTTGAGGCCGTTTCGTAAGTGGCTAAAGACCTCGGGCCTGGAAAACGTAACTGTGCTCCTTGGTTTTGACGCTGGAGAGCCGGGCAGGAAGTCACGGGCGCTGAAATATGCCAGCGGGTATGACAAGGTTTTTCCGCTGATTGAATGGGAGTGGAGCCGTGAGCGGTGCATTGAGGCCATTGACAATGCTGGCTTACCCCGGCCAGGCAAGAGCGCCTGCTTTTTTTGCCCCAACACCAAGCCCCATGAAATCTTGAAACTCCAGGCCTACCACCCGGATCTGGTCGAACGGGCGATTGCGATAGAAGACAACGCTAGCCTCCGCAGCATTAAGGGCCTGGGGCGGGCGTGGTCGTGGAAAGATTTTATCTGTGCCGATGACGCACAGCAAAAAATGTTTGGCAGCGTTTGCATGGGGCAACCATGTGGATGCTACGACGGCTAACGTGGCTGGTCACTTGCCAGCCGACAAACTTGAATAACAAAAACCGCCGCTCCAACCTGGTCAAGTGCAGTAGCTTTGTTGGGCGGCCTACCGAGGAGGAGATAAATGCAAACCGTAACGAGGAATCAGGTGTTGATGATGGCGGCTACAATATTTGCTGGGGTTGTGGCGAACCCTTGTATGGCAGCTATGGTTGCGGACCAGTACGCAAGGCAAAACTTACTGCAACAGACTTTGTGGGATGTGCAAAATATGTTCACATCATCCGGTATCGAAATCGTTGAAGGTTGAGGCCGCCCAACGCCAGAACTCAGCGGGCCCGGCTCAGGACCAGCCGGAACGCCGCGCACGTTTACCGGGTCCGATGGAGGGATTGGTTAACTGTTATGACTGACGCCGACATAAAAACTGAAACGTCTGACTCTCTGGCCGACCTCAGAATGAGAATTGTGGCAGAGTTGGCCAGACGAACAAAAGAACCGACCCAAAGATGTTGGGTTGTCCGCCTCAGTGGTTGTGAGAGCGGTGCGACGTTTTTTAAAAAATATGAAGAGGCTAAGACGGAATTTATTGATGAGGTCGATTTTACCGTGCGGGACACAGGAAATAAATATTCGTTAGAACCGCTCGAGATACCCACCTCTGATTATAATTCTAGGCCAGATCGTTGGTACAGTTAACGTGGCTGGTCACTTGCCAGCCGACAAACTTGAATAACAAAAACCGCCGCTCCAACCTGGTCAAGTGCAGTAGCTTTGTTGGGCGGCCTACCGAGGAGGAGATAAATGCAAACCGTAACGAGGAATCAGGTGTTGATGATGGCGGCTACAATATTTGCTGGGGTTGTGGCGAACCCTTGTATGGCAGCTATGGTTGCGGACCAGTACGCAAGGCAAAACTTACTGCAACAGACTTTGTGGGATGTGCAAAATATGTTCACATCATCCGGTATCGAAATCGTTGAAGGTTGAGGCCGCCCAACCACCGTTATAAAGCCACCACGGCGGTCTAACCCACCAGCCGCCGAGGGCACAACCACCCCGCAAACCTTAACCGGGAGGGCAAAACCATGAATCAGCCAGCACAGCAAACACCGCCGCAATCAACGCCCGACAATAACCCCCCCCGGCTCAAGGACCAGGTCCACGCCGTCTGCCGTCGTCGCTATCTTTCCCTGCGCACTGAAAAGTCCTACTGGCACTGGATTGTCGCGTTCTGCCGCCACTACCAGAATCAAGTCCACCCACGCGACATGGGCGACCAGGAGGTCACCGACTACCTTACCCATCTGGCCGTCAAGCGCGGGGTGGCGGCGGCTACGCAAAACCAGGCATTCAACGCCTTGCTCTTCCTCTACCGCGACGTGCTGGAAAAACCCCTCGGCAACGTCGACGCCATGCGGGCCAAGCGCACCCGGCGTCTGCCGGTGGTCCTCTCCCGGGATGAGGTCAAGCGGCTGCTCGGCAAGATGACCGCCGTCCACTGGCTGATCGCGTCGCTCCTGTACGGCTCCGGCCTGCGGCTCATGGAGGCCATGCGCCTGCGGGTGCAGGATGTGGATTTCGACCGCCGGCAGATCATCGTCCGCATGGGCAAGGGCAACAAGGACCGCGTCGTCCCCCTGCCCAGCGCCATCGTCGGCGAGCTGCAGCGCCACCTTGCCGCGGTCGAACGGCTTCACCAGCAGGACCGGGCCGACAAGATTCCCTGCTCCATGGAGCCGTCCCTGGCCCGCAAGTTCCAGCTTGCCCCTTACTCCTGGGGATGGTTCTATGTTTTCCCGGCTCGGCAGCGGGCCATCGACCCGATCTCCGGCAAGCTCAAACGCCACCACCTGCACGAGACCGCGATCCAGAAGGCGGTGCACGAGGCTGCCCGGGCGGCCAAACTCACCAAGCGCTGCGGCTGCCACACCCTGCGCCACAGTTTCGCCACCCACCTGCTGGAGGCTGGCCGGGATATTCGGACCATCCAGGAGATGCTGGGCCACAAGGATCTCAACACCACCATGATCTACACCCATGTGATGAGCCGGGAGGCCATTGTCAGCCCGTTGGATATGGTGATCGGCGCATGATCCCCCACGCCGCCCCGCGCCAGATAACCATCACCACCCCCCCTCCCTGGATCACGCCGGAGATCGCCGCCCGTCTTTCCTCCGGTCATGAGTTCCGCTTCTCCAAACCGGAGCGCAAGGTCTGGCGCAAAAAGAAGCTGATCCCCGCTTCCGACTGGGCCGAGCGCAACTTTATCCTCACCGACGGCCCCCTCAAGGGTAGCCGCTGGCGGCGGGAGATGGCGCCCTGGTCGGCCGGGATGATGGACGCCTCGTTTTTCCCGTCGGTGCGGCGGAACATAAACTGCAAATCGGTCCAGTCGGCCGGCTCCACCTACATCAGCGCCTGCCTCTGCTACGCCGCCGACCGCCGCCCCGGCGACACCATGATCATCATGCCCAGCCAGGCAGCGGCCCGCAAAAGGATCCAGGACCGGTTGATCCCGATGATCGAGCAAAGCCCGGTCCTGGCCGACCTGCTCACCGGCAAGGAAGACGACAAGGCCTCCTGCCGGGTCAAGCTGACTCATATGCTGATCTACGCCGGATGGGCAGGCTCCCCAACATCCCTTGGCGACACCCCGGCAAAGTATGTCATCAAGGACGAAGCCGACAAATGGACCGAATCGGATACCGCAAACAACGAAGCCAGCAGCCATAAATTGGCGGACAAGCGGGTGACGACGTTCGAGAATTCTTACAAAATGTGGGACAACTCGACCCCCACCGTCGAGTCCGGCCACATCTGGCAGGCCCTCCTCACCGAGACCCAGATCATCAGCTCGTTTTGGGTCCGCTGCCCGGACTGCGCTACCTACCAGGTCATGATCTCCCGGCAAATCGTCTGGGAAGGAGGCACCGAGGCCAACCCGGTCAAGGTCGAGGCCGAGCGCCTGGCCGGTTACACCTGCCACAATTGCGGCTCCACCTGGGATGATCACCGCCGCAATCTCGCCGCCCAGGCCGGGGAGTGGAGAGCCCTGCCCACCGAAGGCTGGGCCGACCGCCTCGAAAAACTCAAATCAGGCGATCACACCGCCTTTGACGGCGCCATTGAACTTTTTGAATACCTCCGCAGCCACCGCCCGGAAACCATCGGTTTCCACACCCCGGCCTGGTTTTCCCGCTATGTCAGCCTCAGCAAATGCGCCGCTGCGATCATCCGGGCCGCAACCTTGGGCCTCGATGAGGTCAAGGATCTGGCCAACAACTTTGCCGCCGAGCCCTGGCGTCAGGTGATCCAGCAGACCGCCGAGTCTGATATCCTCATGGCCCGCTGCGCCCTGCCCCCGCAAACCGTTCCTGCCCAGGCCGTGGCCCTGGTCTGTTTCATCGACATGCAAAAACATGGTTTCTGGTTCTGCGTCCGGGCCTTTGCCCGCGATTTCACCTCCTGGAACATCCACCACGGCCAGCTGCCGGACTGGGCCGAGCTGGAGGCCCTGCTCTTCGAGACCAGCTACCCGGTGCAGGACTCAGGCCGGACGATGCGGATCTGGCGGGCCGGGCTGGACACCGGCGGCGGCAAGGACAAGGATGCCGATATCAGCCGCACCGAGGAGGCCTATTTCTGGCTGCGGAAAAACGGCCAGGGGAGAGGCTGCCGGGTATGGGGCACCAAGGGCTCCAGCACCAGGATTGCCGGGGGCCGCTTGCGGGTGGGCAAGCCCCTGGACAAAACCCCCAGCGGCAAGCCGTTGCCCGGCGGCCTGCAGCTCATCTTCCTCGACACCGACCAGCTCAAAGATGCTTTTCACTACCGGTTAGGCCAGACCCTCACCGGCGGCCCCCAGGCGGCCTGGCTGCACAGCGAAAGCGGCAAAGACTACGCCCGGCAGATCGCCGCCGAGAAAAAACAGAAAAACCGGCAGGGGGTTGATGAGTGGATCAAAACCAGCAAAGACAACCACTATCTCGACTGCGAGGTGGGGTGCCTGGCCCTGGCTGATCCGGAGTGGCCGGGCGGCGGGGTGAATTTGCTGCTGCCGCCGGCGCCGCCCCGGACCCCGGAGAAAAAAAGAGAAGAAGACGGTTTTTCCATCGGCAAATTCAACAGACCGGAGTGGCTAAACAGATGAGCAACCATGTCGCCGCAAAAACCCGTCGTGTATTCACCACCAAGGACGAGATTAAGGACTATCTCAATATCTCCGACATTTTGTTCAAAAAGTTCATCAAATCCGGCATGCCTGCCCTTTTTATCGATGGCCGCTGGTACGCGCACGCCGACAACATCGACGGCTGGTTCCGCGCCACCACCATGGTCAGCCACAGAGGGATGGATCCGGAAGAATTGGCCTCAAAATAGCCCCCAAAACTTCATCTTAAAAAACCTGTCAAGACCTTTTCACCCCTCGTTTACCCCCAGAACACCCCCCGTTTACCCCCCGTTTCCAATATTTGCCAAAAACCCACGGTATAGTGTGCTCAACAAAAAAGCACCACTACCAACGGGGCAGCAATGGCAATCAAAACCACCCTAGCGCAACTTGAGGAAGTCCAGGCCGCGATCAGCAAGGTCATGGGCGGCCAGGATGTGGTCATTGCCGGAAACCGGATGACCCGCGCCAACCTCAAGGAGTTGACCGAACGCGAGACCCTGCTCCTCGCCCGCTACAAGTCCGAGCAGGGCACCGGAGGCATCCATTTCTCCACCGGCCTGATGAGGCGCGACTGATGCAGGGTGCTGCCAGCCAAAGTGAGATCTTCGCCACTGCGATGAATATCATCTCTTCTTCCCTGGGTCAGCCCATGGCGGCACAGCGTGCCCCCAGTGCCCCCATATTGTACGGCGCTAACAACCAGCCCCTTGCTCCCTCCATGCCGCAGTACGGCATCCAGCGTACCGCCGCCAAGCGCAGCGGCTCCATGAAAAAGTGGATTCCGCGCCGGGTGATCGGCCAGCAGCAGGAGGCCATCGAGCGCGAGGCCATGGTCGATCGCTCCACCGACCTGGTCAACAACGATCCCCATGCCGCCGGGGTGGTGGATCTTTTCGCCACCACCGTCATCGGCCCCGGCCTCACCCCCCATTACAGCCTCGACCCGGAAGACCTCGGCCTCGATCAGGAGCAGGTCCGCATCGTCCAGCGGCAGATGCGCAACAATCTCCGCACCTGGTCCGGTTTCGCCGACGCTGGCGGCCGACTTACCTTCGGCGGTATCCAGCACCTGATCAAGCGTAACCTTTTCCAGTACGGCGAATATCTCGTTTTGCTGCCGATGCTTGCCGACACTGCCCGGCCCTTCTCTCTGGCCTGCCAGGTGCTCCACCCCCTCCGGCTCAAGACCCCGAGCGATTTCCTCAACCGCCCCGACATCCGCGACGGGGTCGAGCTGGGCGAGTACGGCGAGGCCAAGGCCTACTGGATCAAAAAAACCGATGGCAGTCGGGGCCGGATGCTCAACGACACCTCCGCCAATTTCCTTCGTATCGAGGCCAAACAAGGCCACCGCTGGCGGGTGCTCCACGGTTTCATCCAAAAAGAGGCCGAGCAGGTCCGGGGAGTCCCGGAGTTCGCCCCCGGGATGAAGATGTTTCGCGACCTAAACGACTACCTCGACGCCGAGCTGGTTTCCAATATCGTCACCGCGGCCTTTTCGATGTTTGTCGAAACCACCGGCGACCAGTACAACCTGGCCAACAACCTGGCGACCTTCAGCGAAACCAGCACCGTCAACGGCCAGACCAAAACCGACCGCTACCAGGAGATGCAGCCCGGTCAGATCATGTACGGCGGGCCCGGAGAAAAGCCGCACCCCATCTCCGCCGCCCGTCCAGGAGCCACCTTTGAGCCCTTCACCAAGGTGATCAAAAAGGCGATCGCCGTCTCCTGCAATATCCCCTACCCGGTTTTGTGGCGGGATGTCGAAGGGGTCAGCTTTGCCGGGTTCCGCTCGGCCATGCTCGAAGCCTGGCGGGTCTTTTCCTGCCACCGGCAATGGATGGGCAGCGGCTTCTGTCAGCCGGTCAACACCATGCTCCAGGAGGAGGCCTTTCTCCGGGGCAAGCTCGACATCCCCGATTTTTATGAGCGGATGTGGGATCTCACCGCCGCCGAGTGGGTAGGCCCCCCCAAGGGCGATATCGAGCCGATCAAGGCGGTCCAGGCCGACCTGATGGCGATCAACGGCAATCTCAAAACCAGGCAACAGGCCATCGCCGAGCGCGGCGGCGACTACCGCCGGGTCTTTGACGATCTGGCGGTGGAAAAAGGGATCCTCAAGGAAAAAGACCTCTACGACGACCCGGCCAAAGCGCCGCCCCGCGCTGCAGCCGCCGATAAACCGGAAGACGAAGAGGGCGCCGCCATCCTGGCCCGCCTCGATGAGGTGGTGTCAATGATCGAGGAGCAACGCGAATGAATAATTACGAGAAGAAAAACGCCCAGCGAGTCATGGCCCAGGTCTACGGCCAGCCCTGGCTGATCACCGAAGACGGCCTCTCGCAGATCGCCGCCATTGCCGACCGCCAGGGCGACATCGAAGCAGTCATGGTCAAGCGCGGCGAGAAACCGGACAACACCAGCCGGATCACCATGCGGGACAACGTCGCGGTTTTGGCAATCAGGGGGCCGATCTTCCGCTATGCCAACATGTTCACCGAAATTTCCGGCGCCAGCTCCATCGCCGCCCTGGCGGCGGACTTCCGCACTGTCCTGGATGATCCGGCCGTCAAGGCGATCATCCTCAATGTCGATTCCCCCGGCGGCCAGGTGAGCGGGGTAAACGAATTCGCCCAGCAGATCTACGACGCCAGGGGCAACAAGCCGATTGCCGCCTATGTCGGCAACCTCTCGGCCTCCGCCGGGTACTGGCTGGCTTCGGCGGCAAGCACAATGGTGATCGACCCCACCGCCATGCTCGGTTCCCTCGGCGTGGTGATCGGCACCCGCAAGCCGGAAGACGGCTCCATGGAAATCGTCTCCAGCCGCGCCCCGAAAAAACGGCTTGACCCCACCACCGCCGCCGGTCAGGCCGAAATTCTGACCCGCGCCGACGATATCGAAGCGGTTTTCTTTGCCATGGCCGCCCGCAACCGTGGGGTAGGCGTCAACATCATCGAGGCCGATTTCGGCCAGGGTGGCATCTTGGTCGGAGAAAAGGCCGTGGCCGCTGGCATGGCCGACCGCCTCGGCAGCCTGGAAGGTCTGATCGAAGAACTGAACGCACAAGTAAATCCCCCACGGCCGGCCTGGCCGATGAGGTCAACCGCCGCCGTTGCGGCACACACAAAAGGAGTTCCGGATATGAACCTCGAAGAATTGAAGGCGAAGTATCCCGAGGCCAGCCAGGCGATTTTCGACGAAGGCCAGGCCGCGGGGAAAGCAAAAGCAGTTGAGGAAGGCGGCAAACTCTCCGCCGAGGCCATTACCGACGAAACCACCCGAGTCCTTGGCCTAGCTGCCGTCCAGTTCGGGCCGGAGCAGGGCGAGGCCTTCGCGGCCATCGTCACCACCGGGGTCACCGTGGATCAGCTCAAGGCGATCCGTGGCGCTACCCCCACCCCGGCTGCAGCTTCCTCCACCCAGGCGGACATGCTGGCCGCGATTACCGCCGCCGGCGCACCCAACCCTGGGGCCGGAGGCGACCAACGCCCAGGCGCCAAGGATTTTGACGCCCTGGTCGCCGAGCATCAGGCCGCCCATAAAAGCAGCAAAACGGCGGCCATGCAGGCAGCCATGCGGCAGGATCCCGCCGCCCATAAATCCTGGCTGGCAAAACAGCAGGTCCATTGATCGAGCGATAGCCGCCAGCACTCGGAACGCAGCCCTCTGCACTCAGAACTAAAAAAAAGGAGCACACCATGCCATACAACGAAGGCCCTAAAACTTTCAAAGCCGGGACCGCCCTGCTTGCCCGCCGCCGGGTGAAGATCGAGAGCGGCACCACCACCACCCCTCCCGAGGTCGTCTATGCCGGCGCCGGTGAGGATTTTATCGGCGTCACCGAATACGCCGTGGCCGACGGCGCCGATGTGGCAGTCAAACTCAACAACCAGCCCGGCACATTCGAAATCGAGTGCCTGGTTGACTCAGCCATTGCACGGGGCACCGTCCTCTACGGCGGGGCCAACGGGGTGGTAACCGACGCCTCCTCCGGCACCGCCCATGGTCTCGCCCTCGAAGTCGGGGCCGATGGCTCCCATATCGAGGTCGCGCTCTGGAATGTCAAGTCCACCACCGCCGCCACCGTCTCCGTGGCGGATACCGCCGAGCACACCGACCAGACCACGGTCGAGGCGGCCATCGCCGAGATCTACGCCAATATGTTCACCGCCCAGGCCACCCTCCCGGTGCCCCTGGCTGGCATCACCCTGGAAGACGGCACCGCCCTGACCAAGCAGGCCACTACCGCCACCGGCATCGCCCAGCTTGCCAATAAAGAGCAGGTGATCATGGTTCCGGTCAGCGGCGCCGAACTGGCCCTGGGCTTTTCCCTCCCTGTCCCCCAGGATCTGGACGACACGGCCGACATCACCGTGCATGCCTTGGTCGGCAAGGATGCAGCCAACGACGCCCTCACCCTGGACTGCGAAGTTTTCCCGGTCGGGGTAGGCGATCTGGCCAATGCCGATATTCAGGATACCGCTGCCCAGGCCATTGTCGCCACCGGCACCGAGCTGGTCTTCACCTGCGGCGCGGATGGAGTCCTGGCCGCCCCCGGCGCCCTCTCCGTGGTCCTGACGGTAGGTGGCACCAACGACGGCGACGCGGTCTACCTCTACGGAGCCTGGATCGAATACAAGCGGAAGCTGTTGACCGCATAACCCTGGGATTGCCGCTGATTCAGCGCCCCCCATTATTTTGACTTAAAAGGAGCACATCATGCCTCAACCAGCCGCAGGAACTGCGACCTACCGCCCCGACCTGGGCACCGCCGTCATGGAGTATGTCGAAGACGCTACCATGGCCAATATCGGCCTTGAGCTGATGCCCCTCTTCCCGGTTGCTTTGCAGTCGGCCAGCTATCCCGTTGTCCCCAAGGAGGCGCTGCTCAAGCTGCCCGATGTCTCCCGCACCACGCGGGGCAAGTACAACCGCGGTGATTTTGAATACGAAGACGGCTATTTCGCCACCAAGGAAAAAGGCTGGGAAGAGCCGGTGGACGACTCCGAGCGCTCGTTGCTCGAAGTCAAGGCACCGGGTATTGCTGATTATATCGCCACCGAGCGGGCCTGGGGTCACATCATGCGGAACCAGGAAAAGCGGATCGCTAATACCCTGTTCAATGAGAACAACTTCACCGGCCACGCGGTAGGAACCGAGTGGAATACCCTCGGCACCGCCACCCCGATTGATGATGTCGGCGATGGGATCTCTGCCTTCCGCCTCCAGTGCGGGATGCTGCCGGATGTGCTGGTGATATCCTACGAAACATTCCGCAACCTGAAAAACGTCGATCAGATAGTGGACCGGCTCAAGTACACCTACCCTGGTATCGACATCAACAAGATGAACAGCCAGCAACTCGCTGCTATCTTCGACGTACCAAGGGTTTTGGTTGGCGGCGCGGTTTACGATTCCGCAGGCAAGGGGCTCGACGCATCCATTGCCGGTATCTGGGACAAGGAGTATGCCGCCCTGGTCAAGATTAGCAGCGGCAGAGATCTGACCAAGCCAGGACTGGGCCGATCCTTCCTTTGGACAGAGGACAGCGCCCAGAACCCGATTGTTGAACAGTACCGCGAGGAACAGACCCGCAGCGACATCTTCCGGGTTCGCCACCATGTGGACGAGGCCCTGATGCAGTCCAAGGACGACTCCGGCACCGTGGTCAGCAACATCGCCGCGGCCTGCGTCTACCTGTTCAAGAACATCCACACCTGATCCGGATGATTGCCCGGCGGGTATTTCCTGCCGGGCAATCAGGCCAAGGAGTAAGCCGTGAGCAAAAAAAATAAAACAGAACCGGACGAGCAGACCGACGCCTTGCTGGCCTCGGTTGCCGAACTGTCCGGGGTAATCCGCAGCAAGGACGAGGCCCCGGCCGTGTTGCAGGGTCAGGTTGACAGCCAGGCGGTGATGCTGGCCGAGGCCGAGGAGCTTCTCGCCCAGTCTGCGGCCTTGGTCCAGGAAATTCCGGAGCTGCCGATCTGCCCGCCCATCGCTTCCCCTGGCCGGGAGATGGGCCTCGATGAGGCCATCCAGGTCCTGAAGGATAACGGCTTCAAGATCCTCACCGAAGTCAAGATCGAGGATTGCAAAGACGAATCCGGCCAGCGCCGCCGCAGCTTCCGCAACCAGGGCCGTTACGAGGTTGCCCTGGTGCTGAACAAGGGCTGAAAAATGAGCTTGTGGGACGACATGGGTGATGCGATGACCGATCTTTTTGGCGAAGCTGGCGAACCAGCCACCTGGAACGGCATCCCCATCACCGCCCTGCCCGGCCAAGCCTCCGAAACCACCCTCGGCTCCCCTGGCGCGGTGGTCCCCACCCTGGTGATCCAGGTGCGGGAGGCCGAACTCGGGGCCAGGCCAAAGGCGGGAGCGGTGGTGGTGTACCAGGATAAAACCTGGTCCGCCACCCCGTTTCCCACCGCCTCGGCGGGGATCTGGACGGTGGGGCTCAATCAGGAAATTATCAGTTTGTAGGGAGGGGACGTGGCGATTCAGATTTATTTCGATCAAACTTCGGTAAACGCTGCCAAGTCCGCCCTTGACGGGATCAAGGGCGGGCTGCCCCGTGCCACGGCCAGGGCGCTCAACGACACCTTTACCGGGGTGCGCACCGACATGGTGGCCCTGATCCGCGACAAGTACAACCACAAGGCCACTGATTTGCGGGCGCGGATCTCCATCGTCAAGGCCAGCGCCAACTCCCTGGCCGGGCTTGTGCAGTCCAAAGGCCGCGCTTACCACCTCACCGACGTTGCCACCACGACCCAGACTAAAAAAGGGGTCACGGTCAACGTCAAAAAAAGTACCGGCCGCCAGCTGATCCCATCGGCCTTCATCAATGTGGGTAAGAAAAGCGGTAAAAAAATCGTTTTCCGGCGTGTCGAACATGGCGGCAAGATGGTTGGCCGTTACCCCATCGAGGCCAAATACGCCCCGCATCCGGAGATCATCTACAACACCCCGGAAAACTGGCTGGATCTCCAAGGCAAGGCAAAGGTCCGCCTCGACAAAAACTTCGCCCATGAAGTGGACGCCATCCTCAAGGGCTACGCCAAATGAGCAAGACGGTGCGCCAGCAGATCATCGAGGGGTTTGCCGCTCATTTTGCCGCTTACGGATGGCAAAGCGCATCGTTTGCGGCGGTGTACGTCGGGAGGATCGTTTTCGATCCCGACACCGACCCGCTGCCACTGATCACCATCTTGCCCAGGCCGGACGAAACGGCGTCCACCCTCTATGGCACGGACAGCAACACCATGCCGATGGATGTCACTGCCGTGCTCCGTCTGGAAGCTCCGGACGGAGTGGCCCTTACCGCCACCGATCTGGGAGAGCCGGTCAAGGGCGAGCTGCAGGCGGCGGCGTTTGCCATCCCCACCGCTCTGGCCGACCTGGTGGAGCGGATAGAATACCGGGGCGGCGGGATTGACGATTATCCCGACACCCTCGGGCAAAGCACCTTCACCGTCAGCCTGTCGCTGGCGGTGGTGTACGAAACCAAAAAAGGCGACCCGTATAGTCAGTGAAAAGAGACCGAAGGCTGAAGACCGAAGACTAAAAGGAAAAACACTTCAGCCTTCAAAAAATAGACCGAAGGCCGAAGACTGAAGGCCGAGGGAATTTTAAACCTTCAGCCTTCAGTCTTCAGCCTTCAACCTTCAAAAAAAGGAGAATCACCATGGGTAAAACCAACAGCGCGGACCAGGCCATGGTCCAGTACGAATCCGGCCAGACCTTGGTGCCGATGCAGGCAATGACCGACTCCGGCGACCACACCACCTTTTCCATCGCCGCCAAGCCCTGGTCCGGCAAAGCCGGCAAGGAGCCGGTGATCAGACCAGACGGCCTGGCCACCGGCGGGGCGATCACCCCAACCGCCCTGACCAACGACACGGTCACCGTCGCCGCCCTCACCTGCTACCTGGCCGGGGTATTAACCTCCGTTGCCTCCGATGATCTGCTGGTTGATCGGGCCGTCACCACCGATACCCATATCATTAACTCGATTATTGTTGATGCTGCCGGACTCCTGGACGTTGTCCCAGGCACCGATTACACGGCGTTTTCCGAGACTCGCGGCGCTGACGGCGGACCTCCCTTGATCCCGGTCGGCGCCATCGAGATCGGTCAGGTCCGTCTGGGCTCACTCACTCCAGCGGTTGTAGCTGCCTCCGAGATCTACCAGGTGCCGGGCAGCCATCAGGAGCGCTACGATTTCCCGATCTTCAATGAGGATTCCGGCCGGGGCACCATCACCTTTGCCGCCACCCTGCCCGTCATCCATACCGGCACCGTGGCCAAGGCCGTCTCAGCCGAGGTCTACACCCCGATTTTCGCCACCATCGACCCTACCTCCGATTTCGTTCCTCCGGAGACCACCCACAGTCAGAGTTCGACCCAGGTGTATGGCGGCACCATCGGCGCCAGCTCCAGCTCCCTGACCCAGGGCAGCTTCACCGCCTATCTCAAGGACGGCATCACCGACCAGGTTGTCAAAGTCAAAAACGAAACCCTCTGGTTCCGCATGTACCCGCACCGGCTCAAGGCCCCGTACCTGCTCTGTCAGGGCAAGCTCGGCATCGGCAGGACATTCCCGGCCGGAAACTCCCTGCAGGCGGCCTGCACCATCTCCGCTGACGCACCGGCCATCGAGGTGGAGGCGTAAAAGAAAAGTGCGAAGTGCTGAGTGCTGAGTAAAAGAAAAGTGCCTCGTACTCGGCACTCAGCACTCGGAACTCAGCACTAAAAGAAAAGCACTCGAAAATCAGCACAAAAAAAAAGGCCAACCCCATGCCGTTTGATCAGCAGAAATTCAGCAACACCAAATTCTCCCCGCGCACCGACACGGTCCAGGTTCCGGCCCTGGCAGATTTTTTCCCGGAAGGCGAAAAACCGGAGATCACCATCCGCGGCCTCACCGGCGAGGAGTTTGCCAGGGTCCGCGAGGCCCAGGAAAAAAATCGCAACATCGTCGCGGTGCTCGAGGCCCTGGCCGGGGCCGGAGCTGAGGAAAAGATCCAGGCCATCCGGGAAACCCTCGGCTTGGATTCGGACCACGTTCCGGACGATCTGTCCCGCCGGATCGAGCAGCTTGCCCTGGGCAGCGTCGATCCGGTTTTGGATGTGCAAGCGGCGGCCAAGATTTTCCGGGTCTGGCCGGTGGTAGGTTACGACCTCACCAACCGGATCACAGTGCTGTCCGGCCAGGGGATGCTGCCGGGGGAGTAGATCGCCTCTGGGGTGATCCGGCGGTCCGGACTGCCCTCCACCTCGGCCACGCCAGGGGCAAGATGTTGTACGAGCTGCGGCCTGATCTGTTTCCCCAGGGGTATCTGACCCCGGCGGAGACGGAGTTGTGGGCGAGGTTTTTTGCCGAAATTAAGAAAAAATAAGGGGTGGGCGGGATGGATATACTGAAAGACATAAACTTTGTCCAGGTCATCATCACCGCCCTGCTGGCCTATGTGGCCTGGACGTTTCGCATGGCCCTGCACGACTTCCGGCAAAGCATCAAAGATCTGTACGAAAAATATAATCACGCGGAAACCAGACTCACGCGGGTTGAAACCATCCACACGATAAAAGGCTGCGACACTATTAAAGATAGGAGGACATCGTGATCCAGATCACCATCGATCCGAACCGCTGCGTCACCTGCGGCAACTGCGAGGCCCACCTCCCCGGCCTGACCGACCACATCCCCAATGGCCGGTTGCTGATCTCAGAGAGCAACCCCAATGTGGACGGGGACGCGATCCAGCGGGCCATTAATTGCTGCCCGCTGGAGGCTTTGAAACTGGAGGCGGTGGCGTGAGGTTACTGACTGACTGGCGCTGCATTGTCCGCCGTGCTTGGTCTTTCCGCCTGATGGCGGCGGCCTGCCTGCTCTCCGGCATCGAGGTTGCTCTGCCGATGTTTGCCTCCTCGTTCCACCGCGGGTCGTTTGCTGTGTTGAGCCTGATCACCACCGGCCTCGCCCTGGCCGCCCGCCTGATTGCCCAAAAGGAGCTGCACGCCGATGAATAAGCCATCCCGCACCACGATCGCCAGCCTCGCCCTGGCCGCCTCGACCCTGGTCGGTATTGCCTCCTACGAGGGGTACAGCGACCGGGCTATTATCCCGATCCCCGGCGACGTGCCGACCATCGGTTTCGGCACCACTACCGGGGTTAAGCCGGGCGACACCATCACCCCGCAGCGGGCGCTGGTCCACCTGCTCGACGATGCCGGAAAATCGGAAAAAGCGGTAAAGGGCTGCGTCACCGCGCCGCTCTACCCCTACGAGTTCGCCGCTTTCGTCAGTCTCGCCTACAACATCGGCGGGACGGCGTTTTGCGCATCGACACTGGTCAAGAAGGCCAACGCCGAGGACTATGCCGGTGCCTGCAAGGAGATCCTGCGCTGGGACCGCGCCCAGGGTCGGCAGGTTCGCGGCCTGACCATTCGGCGGCAGGCGGAATACCAGCAGTGCATGGGAGGGGAAATCAATGCCACTCTGGGCCATTAAAGCATGCGCGAGCCTGGCGCTGGCCGCCGCTCTGCTCATCGGCTACAACCTCTGGGCCAGCCACCAGCAGGGCATCGGCGAAGAGCGGGCCACCGATAAATACAACACGTTGATAGCCACTCAGAAAGTCGAAGCAGCCGACCTGCTGGCAAAAGAAACCGCCCGCGTGACGGCCACGGAAAAGGCTTTGCAAGCCTCAAAAAACAATCAGGAGATCCAGGATGCAAAAAATACCAAAGTCGTGGCCGGTCTCACTACTCGCCTGCGTGATCTTACTGTCAATGGCCGCCTGCGCGACCCCCATGCAGGACGTGGGCCGAGTGGTAACGCCGGCCCCGGTAACGCTACCTCCGGTCCCGGCGATTGTCCAGACCACGGAGCCGAAGCCCCCGGGGTACTTTCAGCGGAGCTTAGCGGATTACTTCAGCGTCTTGCCTTAGAGGCGGATGAAATCAATGTGGCCTATACCTCCTGCCGGGCGGATGCGGAATCGGTGAGGAAATTATAATGGCAAACGCAGACCTTGAGCGCATCATAAAAATAGTCTTTGCCGGAGACGACAAGCAGGCGGTCGATTCCATCAATCGGGTCACCTCCGGTCTCTCCACCATGGACGGCGCGGTCGGCACCTTCACCGATCCCCTGGCCGGGATGGCGGACAACGTCCTCAAGGTGGATGCGGCCCTGCTGGCCCTGGTTGCCGGGGGGCTGCTGTATGCGCTCAACAAGACCAAGGAGTTTGAGTCTGCCACGGTCGAGCTGGTCAAGGTCATCGGCGATGAGATCGGCCGCCTTGATGAGGTCAAGAAGTTCGCCATCGATATCTCCGACACCTACGGCGAGTCATCCGCCGCCGTGCTGGCCAGCGTGGCAAATTTTAAGCAGGCCGGTTTCGGGATTTCCGAGTCCATGCTCCTCACCAAGAATGCCATGGATCTCAAGATCGCCGGAGATATCTCCGCCGCCGAGTCCAGCGAGTATCTGGTCAGCATCCTCAAGGGCTTCAAGGCCCCAGCCGAAGATGCCGCACGGGTGGTGGATGTTCTCAACGAGGTGAGCAACAAATATGCCACCGATGTCCGCCAGCTCGCCACCGGCATGGCGGAGCTTTCGCCGATCGCCTCCAAGATGGGCTTTTCTTTCGAGGAGACGGCCGGGATCCTGACCCCGGTGATCGAGGTCTTCCGCGATGGCGGCGAATCGGCCATTGCCCTCAAAACCGGCCTGCTCAAACTGATAGACGATTCCGCCCCGGTCCGCGATGCCTTGGAGCGGCTGGGCGTGTCGCAGCTCGATGTCAACGGCCACATGCGCAGCGGCAAGGACATCCTCCTCGATGTGGCCAAGGCCTTTCAAACCGCCGAACAGAACGACAAGCTCTTTCTTACCCAGCAACTGGTCGGCATCCAGCAGGCGGGAAGGATGGTCGAGGTTTTCGATGGCTTGGCTAAGTCCACAGAGGTGACCAATGTTGCCCTGGGCGCGACCGGTTCGGCGTCCGAAGAGGTGGCCGCCCGTCTGGCTTCGTCGGAGGTGTCGATCAACCGCTTCAAGGAGGGCTTCGACAACCTGGCCATCTCGATAGGCAGCCAGTTCGCCGCAGCCGCCAAAGAGGCGGTTGACGGAGGCACCAGCATCGAGAATGCCCTGCGCAAAATGGTGGATGACGGCACCTTCGAGCCGATTTTTGCCAAGCTCCGCGATTTCACCGCCGAGTTCGGCCAGTATCTGGGCGGCATCGCCGAAGCGCTGCCAGAGGCCATGCAGCATGTGGACTTCTCCGGGTTTCTCGCCGCTCTGGGCAGTCTGGGCGACACCCTGGGCGGATTTTTCGGGGATCTCGACCTGACCAAACCGGAAGACCTGGCCAAGGGCTTGCAAACGGTGGTGGATGCCGTCACCGGCCTGATCCGCATCACCGACGGCATGGCCGAGGCCTTTAAGCCGTTTTTCGACCAGATCGTGGACTTCTTGTTGAAGGTAGCGGACAGCGACGAAGAACTCCAGAAGACCATCGGCAAGATCCTCTCATTTGCCAAGCAGATCGAATCCACCAGCCTGGCGGTGGTGGTGGGTCTGGCGGCAATGCGCGAGGCGGGAGTGGCTGTCGCCCCGGTTTTCGATGTGCTGGCAGGTTCGATACAGCTGGCTTTCAACGGTATCCAGGTCTCATTCGACACCCTGATGCTCACCCTCGCCCTGGCCCGGCAAGGGTTTGCGAAATTCTGGGACACCATCACCCTCGGCCAGAGCGATGTATTCCACCAACAACTGCTTGACGCCGAGGCGGATGTGAGCAAGTGGGCGGACGCCATTGTCCGTGATGGCATGGACGCCGAGCGCGGACTCAACCGAGTCGCCGAAGGATTTTCCACCACCGGAGATTCCGCCGACGCAGCCGGCACAAAAATAGGCGGGGTCAAGGGCCAGCTGGACACCATCCCTTCCCACACACAGGCCGAGGTGGAATTTTACCTCTCCGGCCAGGACAAGCTGGCCTCGGCCCACAAGGCCATCACCGATCTGCCCGGGCAAAAAAATGTCGAGATCACCACCTCCGACCTCGACAGCATGCGCACCACCCTGGCCGCCTTCGGCATCGATATCGCCAATATCCCCGAGGAAAAGCTGGTGGCCCTCAAGGCGATCACCGACGATGCCTCCTACAACGCCGCGGTGGAACAACTGGCCCTTGATTTTCCCACCGAGAAGTCAATCGCTCTACGGGCCTCCATCGACCAGGATTCAATGACAGAGGCTCAAGGGGAACTCAACGCGTTCGCCGATCTGGGCATCACCGTTACCGTGGATGATTCCGGCCTGGTCACCATCACCAATGAGCTGGCAGGAACCAAGGATCTGAATATCACCGCCAAGGTGGACAAGACCAAGGCGGAATCAGACGTTAAAAAAATGGCCGATGCCGCCAAGGAGCTGGAAAAATCCGTGGAGTGGCGGGCCAAGCTGGATATAGCCGAGGTCGAGGCCAACGCCAAAATATTGGCCGCCACCCTCTCCACCCTCGGCAGCACCTTCGACGCCTCCACCAGCCATGCCTCAGCCATGATGAAGGAATGGTCCGATGCCCAAGGAAAATCCGGGGATATCTGGTCCAGCGATGTGTACAAATCCAATCAGCTCACCGACATGATGGAGAGCGAGGAGCTCAACCGGCAGTCCATGCTCTCCCAGCAACGCGATCTCACCGCCGCCGAGATCGACTACATGCGTGCCCGCACCACCGCCCTGGCCCAGGGCGATGCCCTGATCAAGATCGACGGCTCCGGCCTGGCCCCGCATCTGGAGGCGATCATGTGGGACGTGCTGGCCGCGATCCAGGTCCGCGCCAATGAAGATGGGCAGTCCATGCTGCTCGGCTTGAGCTAAGGAGTCCCCATGCGTATCGGTATTTCCACCCCGGTTTTCGACCTGGACGGCGCCCGGCTCATCCGCGTTACCCCCCAGTCCGTCCCGTCTCTGTTCAGCGGCTCCCGCAGGGTATCGTCCACCGCCACCCTGGACGGCGGCGCCCTGCTCTATGATACCGGCTATGCGGTGGCGGACAGGCGCCACACCATCGAGGCGGCGGAGCACGACGTGCACGCCACGGCGGCCTGGTTCGCCATGCTGGTGAAAACCTACAACCTGATCAGGGTGGTCACCGACGAAGGGGTTTTCCTCGCCGCCCCGAGCAAGTGGTCGATGAAAAACAACGCCCCCACCCTGGATCTGCTTTTCGCCGAGCAGCTCGCTTAACCGAGGAAAAGTGCTGAGTGCGAAAAAAGTGCTGAGTGCTGAGTAAAAGAAAAGTACCTCGTACTCGGCACTCAGCACTCGGAACTCAGCACTAAAAAAGAAAGGAGAAACACCATGCCCGTAACCATCGCCCAATATTATCAGGCCGGATTGTACCGCAACGACGGCACCATCAATCTGCTCAACCCGGCCATCACCATGGCCCTGGTCAGCAAGGACTATACCCCGGATCTCGACCTGCATACCATCTGGGCCGATGTGTCCGCCAACGAGGTGGCCGCCGGAGATGGCTACACCACCGGCGGAGTGGCCCTCACCACTCTCGGCCTGGCCCGTACCGGCCCGCTCACCACCTGGGACGCCGATGACATCACATGGGCGACTCTGACTAAAATTTTCAAATATGGGGTCATCTATCTCAACGACACGGTCGGAGCCGTGGTCAAGCCCCTGATCGCCGTGGTGGACTTTGACAACAGCTCGGGCACCGCCGAAGTGACCTCCGGCGGCATCGATTTCCAGTTCATCATCGGCGCGGATGGACTGTTTGTCTTTGGCCCGGATACCGCAATCTGCGCATTATAAGGTGAGGCGATGCCAAGCAATCTCAGCAGCATGATAGCCGACCGGGTGGCGGAAACCACCACCACAACAGGCACCGGCACCGTTACCCTGGCCGGGGCAAAACCTGGATACAGGTCTTTTTCCGATGCCTGGGGCGGCGTCAGCGCCGAGGTGTATTACTGCATCACCGACGGCACCGATTTTGAGGTGGGGATGGGGACTTTCACCAACGCCATCGACGAACTCACCCGCGCGACCGTGCTTTCCTCATCCAACTGGGGAAGCCTGGTAGACTGGACGGCCGGGGCCAAGGATATTTTCTGCACCCTCCCCGCCGGGGTAGCAGGAAAGGCCACCGAGACATTCGAGGAGGCAATCACCGTCACCGTCGGCACTGCCGCTAATTTTTCATCCATCGGAGAGGCTATTGCCTATCTGAGCCACCTCCAGCCCGCCTATGACCATGGCGGCATCCCGGCGACCATCGAGTTGCAGACCGGTTTTGTCATGGCCGAGCAGATTGCCGTTTCAGGCATTGACCTGGGCTGGATCACTATTACCAGTGTTGATCCCGAGGTGGAGATTGACGAGACCGCAATCACCGCAGTGTTTTTTGGCTTGACTGCACTGATTTCAGTAAGCAGTGGCACCGGCCCTAATATCGCTTGTCTTTTTGCCAATGCTACCGGAACTGCGATTAACACCGGGATTGCCGTGATCAACGGCAGTATCCTGATCGCCCCAGGCTGCGGAGTACCGGGCTGCGCCGGGTCTGGACTCTATGTCGAGGGAACAAGCCGGGTCATGGCCAACGACTCGGTATTTAGCGGCGGAGGTATCGGTATTGAGGTCTCTGGACCATCCTTTGTTTCCGCGGACCGCGCTGATTGTTCCGGCTCTTCATACGGCATTACTGCCACCGGACCTGCTCAAGTGTCAGCCGGTAACGCGACCCTGGACGACTGCTCGATCTCGGCCTGCCACGCCGAAATTTCGGCACAGGTTGACATCAACGGAGCCACTGCCATAGGCGCTGGCGGCGATGCCGTGACCGCATCCGAGGGTGCCAGGATCAGCGCCGTCGGTGCCGTCCTTACCGGCGCCACCGGCACCGCCGTAGTGGTAAGCTCCGGCGGGATTGTCGTTGCCAACGGCACAGGTACCGTCACCCTGTCGCAAACCGAAAATACCATCACCGCAGCCGGCATCATTTTCCGCGAGGTCGTGTAGGTGCTCGGTCTCCATCCTATATCCGGGGAGCCCGTCTCCTCACTGGGGGGAGACGCCGCTCTTTCCTTGGGGCTCACAGCCGCGGCAAGATTGCCCTGGCTGGCAGGCAGTCCTGCAACAAACCTTCCCATCCAAATCACCACCCCGACCGCTCGGGCGCCATGGCTGGCAGGCAGTCAATCTGCTGCCCTCTCCGCCACCTCATCTATCCCGGCGCTCAGCGGCTGGATATCCGGAGAGCCATCATTCGCACATGGCGGCGCCCTCTTATCCGCCCCGGATATCCTCGGCTGGCGGTACGGCTCCCCATCATGGGCCTGGCGGATGGCCCCGAACCGCCCCCGCCAGGAAATCCACATCTGCATCCTCACCGGAGGCCATGTGGGCCTGTCGGACATCGAGCTTCCCATCTCCTCCTGGCAGGCCCGGCTCAGAAACGGGGATCCGACCTATGTCTCGGCCATCGTCCCAAACGCCCTGGCCTATGCGGAGGCGATCATCGCCCGCACCGGCGGGCAGCTCAAGATATACAAGGGCTATCAATTTATCGATCTGCAAGGAGGCAGGTTCCTTGCCCTGGTGGCGGAGACCGGGCTTACAAGTATCCGGCACGACACCGGCCCCAGATCCAGCTCCGTCACTCTGGTCGGTTACGCCAACATCACCAACGCAGCCCCGAAAACCGTGGCCTACGATGCTCTGACCTACGGGTCGCTGCAGGCGGATGGCAAACGCCGGTGGCGGACCGGCCTCAAACTCAACATCGCCGAGGCCATGGCGGGAGACACCTGGACGTTTATCGCTAAGCCGGGAGACACCGTGACCTACCAGGAAGAATCCATGGTGGTAGGGTTCATCTCCCTTGCCGTTTCCGACACGTTTGAGCTGGTCGAGCTGGTGGAGGCCTGAGCGATGGGCAAAGCGCAGATAATGGCCAGCCTTGGCGAAGGGCTGTACCAGGCCAGGATTACCTACAATACCACCCTTCCGGCCGTTAGAAAGGCCGCGCTTGAGGCCTGCAAGCCTGCTCTTGAGCAGCAGCTTGCCGCTGCGACAACAGCCCGGCAGACGGCAGAGACGGATGTTGTCGCAGCGCAGGCAGAACTGAACCTGCTCATCGAGCAACTGGCGGCCGCCACCCCGGAGGAGGCCCCGGCCATCCGCGATGCCATCGTGGAAAAACAGGCGGCTGCCAAAATACCCGGCGAGATCCTGGGAGCCGCCCGCCGGAAAGAATCCAGTCTCACCCTGGCCCTGGTCCAGGTGGATATGGAGATTGTCCGCCTCGATGCGGTGCTGGCGACTGAAGACACCAGGAATATCTGGTGCGCCGATTATTCCAACACCCTCACCGGCCAGGTGGACACCATCGAGATCAACGGCGAGCCCGGCCAGATTCTAATAGCTCCGGGAGGCTCAGGAGAGGCCTCTGCCCTGCTAACCGGGGCCGAGGCCATGAGCACCGCCAACTGGGCCAGAAACTTCGCCTTGCACCCCTATTGGCAGAAATGGAAGCCCACCTACCGCACCGGACTAATCCTCTCCATCTCGGGAGATACCTGCACAGTATCCCTGGATCCGGCCGAGAGCAGCTACCAGGCTCTGGATATCAACCAGCAAGCTATTCTCGGCGGCGTGCCGATCCAGTACCTGGAGTGCAACGGCCTGGCCTTCGAGGTCGGCGATGGGGTGGTGGTCCGGTTTACAGGCCAAAACTGGAGCAGCCCGGTGGTGGTCGGATTCGCGCACAACCCGGAAGTGTGTTGCCCTGATATCCTCTCAATCCAGTACACCACGTTCAACATGTTTCTGGGAGAAGCACAGGAACTTTCGCTGGCCGAAGACACGAGTCATTCCTGCCCGGTATACTGGTCGATCTTCCAATACCCGCAACCGGCGGACTGGGCAAACCCGACCCCCGCCGAACTGATCGCCGCTGCAACCGGTGACGGGACCCGTGGCACCCTGACCAACCTGGACGGCTCCCCGCTTAATGCTTCGACCCCGGTAGTGCTCTATACCGCGCCTAGTGCCTGGATCAGCTGCGATGCGTCTCAGGCAACGGTCCAGGCCCACGGGTTCGGCCAAACTGACGAAATGACGATGCATGTGAGCGATGCAGTCAACGCGACTGGTGCCGTCCAATGGAGTATTGGCGCTGGTTTTACCGCTCAATATGGATTTGGTAGTTTAGGAGGCCCACCATGCCCCGGGTATACCTGTTACGTTTATGGAAATATCTACAATCATCGTATTTATTGTTCTTCCGGCGAGCAATGGGAACAATACTCCCCCGGCGGCGGTGCCGCCTTCTATTTGCCCGGTTATTGCGCCTCGCAATGTATCTTAGGTACCTCAGTTGACCCCAGCACTCCCGGTATTCCATCGTCTGCATGGCAGTCTTTTCCTGGCGCTTTGCAAATGAATCCCCCGAATGATCCGATGGACCCCCCCTCGGTTACATGCTGTATGGTGCCAGAATAGATGCTTGCCTCCGCCCGCACATATTGGCAAAAAGCATACCCGGGCCAGCCTTGCAACATCACCCAGGCCATGCGGGAATACGCCGCCTCAATTTTCGCCTCACCCCTGCCGAGAAAAACCGGGACTCAGTATGGCAAAACACAGGACGCCCCCCTGAAAAAATGCCGGTGCGGTGCGTTCATGCACATAACCGAATCAGACAGGCAGGATTACGAGTCCATGCTTGTTTGTGCGGAGTGTGGGGAACGGGAATACTCGGATTTATCCGTGGCGGATTACGTGCGGGCCGTATCAGCCGCCCGCGAAGAAAAAGACTTTGCTGATGTTGATGAGATCCGCGCTCCCTACGAAATCAGGGAACAACGCCGGGCGATCTGCGCGGCCTGCGAACACATCAAGGATGGCCGGTGCACGGCCTGCGGCTGCAGGATCAAACACCGCACCTACTACCGCATATTGGCCTGCCCAAAAGACCACTGGCCTCCGGTTGACTGAGTCAGAAATAAAAAAAGGAGCAAAAAAAAACAATGGCAATCTACCCGGCAAAAATCACCCTCGACCCCCACACCCGAGGCGACATCTGGCTCGGCGGCATCCATTTCGGCCCGGTAACCATCAACGGTGACCCCCCGGAAAACCCCATTGCCTCGGCCCGCCTCCAATTCCGCGACCCCCGCACCGCCAGGAAAGGGAAACGGAAAACCCTCTCTGTTTTGCGCTTTGAGCAAAACCTTGGCGCAAACCTCAGCCAGCTCCACCATGAGTTGCTGGCCGGAGAATACCGCCCGGCAGCACACCGGCAATTCTGGATTTACGAACCCAAGCCACGCCTGATTAAAGCCCCGACCTTCCGCGATGTGGTTGTCCAACACGCCATTTATGCCGTGATCAACCCGATTTTTGACCGTGGCTTTTTGCCGGACAGCTTCGGATGCCGGATCGGCAAGGGAACCCACCGGGCCAGCGACCAGGCGCAACGGTATCTCCGGCAGTCGCCGCCCGACAGCGTGACGCTCCAGATGGATATCCGCCGTTTTTACTACCGGATCGACCGAGTGATCCTCAGGGTTTTGATCGAGAAAAAAATAAAGGACCGCAGACTGGTTGATCTGATGATGGCCTTTGCCGAGCACGACGAGCCGCTGGGGGTTCCGATCGGCAGCTTGCTCAGTCAGCTCTATGCCCTCATCTACCTCGACCCGCTCGACCATTTCATCAAGCGGGAGATCAAGGCCAAGCGGTATGTCCGCTATGTGGACGACTTCATCGTGTTCGGCGTATCGCGGGACGAGGCAAAGGTAATCCGCCTGCGCATCGCCGCCTGGCTGGACGCTCATCTGAGTCTTGAGTTTTCCCGCTTCACGATCCATCCGGTGAAGCGGGGGATCAACTTTGTCGGTTACCGCACCTGGCGCCGGACCAAGTTTGTCCGCCGCCGAAGCATCCGCAATTTCCGCAAAAACCTGCGCCTTGGCAAGATAGCAAGCCTCATCAGCATCCTTGGCCACGCAAAGCCGACCGCCACTTATAAATATTTCACCCGCCAAATACAGGAGAACGGATATGGCAACAATCTATCGCTACCAAAAAATAACCACCCCCGGGCCAAACGGGACCACGGTGCAGCATCGCAACACTGAGGACAACGAGATCACCGAACTGGCTACCGTGGATGGCCTGACCTATATCTCGGTGCCGGACGGGGTGGTTCTGCCGGAGCAGCCTATAGCGCTGGAAGTGGTGGCCCTTGACGACACCCTGCGCTCGCAGATCAAGGCTGCATCGCCGCACTCCAGGTTGATCGGACAGCGCATGATCGACACAATCCGTGCGGCGTACGGCATCGATGATGAGATGTATTTTGCCAGGATTGGAGTAGGGGCCGCGAACGGGCTGTATGTGCCGACCGCCTCCGAGATGGAAGAGATGGCGACGTTTGGGGCATTTGTTGAAGGCGTGCGTGAGTGGGGCCGGAGTGAGCGGGCCAAGTTGGGGCTATGAGTGTAGACCCTGCGTAGACACTTTTGTATTAAAAAGGGTTCTCGGAATTCACCGAAAACCCTTGCTACCATGGAGCCAACGAGCGGAGTCGAACCGCTGACCTACTGATTACGAATCA